AGCGAAACGATATGCCGCCTATCAGGCGCGCGCTGACGAGATTCTGACCAGCGGACTTGCATTGCAGTTTGCGCGCATTGAGGAATTGAAACAGATTGCCGAGCTCTTGCGCGCCGAAGTGCTCGACGAGCACAAACGCTGGCTGCCTGATGCCAAACAAATCGGCAGTGGAGAATTCGCTGAGCGTGTGGACATCGTGCGTTTTAATGCGCCGCTCGTGCAGCAACTCCGAGAAACGATTGCCGACATTGCCATTGAGAAGGGCGAGCGCACGCACGGCGTCAAACTGTCGGGCAAAGTCGCGGTGGCACAAGTATCGCTCGACGAGATTCTCGCGGCAGCGGACGAAGTCAATCTGGATGAGCAAGCCATTTTGAAACAAATCGGCAAACCTTCCGAACACAATGAATGACCAAAATCGAAATTCGCGAAGGTCTCAAGTGTCAAAAATCGGCGCTGTATTTTATTTATCAGTACGTCCAGATTTATGACGCGACGCGGCGGGAGTGGGTCCCGTTTCATCTCTATCCCGCGCAAGTGGAAGTGCTGAATGCGCTCCTTACCAATTCGCTGCTTGTCATTTTGAAAGCGCGTCAACTCGGAATGACGTGGCTCATGCTCGCGTTCATTCTGTGGTCTATGCTCTTTCACCCCATCGTCACTGCGCTGCTCTTTTCCAAGCGCGATGACGAGGCGACTTACCTGCTCGGTGTCGAACGCCTCAAAGGGATGTATGAACGGCTGCCGCCGTTCTTGAAAGCGCGGAGCATCGAAGTAGACAACGACCATGAGTGGCTGCTCTCGCAAGGTTCGATTGCGCGGGCATTCCCGACGAGTGCGGGCGATTCGTACACCGCAAGCATTGTGTTTGTGGACGAAGCCGATTTGGTGCCGGACTTGAATCGCCTGATGAATTCGGCGAAGCCGACCATTGACGCCGGTGGGAAGTTGATTTTGCTTTCACGCGTGGACAAGACCAAGCCGCAGAGTGAATTCAAAAATATCTACCGCGCGGCAAAGGCAGGTGCAAACGGTTGGCATCCGATTTTTTTGCCGTGGACGGTGCGACCCGAGCGCGATGCGGCATGGTACGAAGCGCAAAAGCAAGACATTCTCGCGCGCACGACTGCGCTCGACGACTTGTATCAGCAATACCCTGCGACCGACACGGAAGCGCTCGCACCAAGCACGTTGGACAAACGCATTGCGGCTCTTTGGCTGGAGCAATGCTATGCCGAGAGCGCGGGCTTGTCTGCGGACATTTTGCCAAGCGGCGCGCCGAGCGTTCCGGGTCTCGTCATTTACAAGTTGCCTGAAGCGGGGCGCAAGTACGTCATCAGCGGCGACCCGGCGGAAGGCAATCCAACGTCGGATGACAGCGCGGCGGAAGTGTTGGACCATCTCACGGGCGAAGAGGTTGCATCGCTCGCGGGGAAATTTCAACCTGCGGTGTTTGCGGCGCACATTGACGCGATCGGAAAATTTTTCAATCGCGCCGACGCCATGATAGAGCGGAACAATCACGGACACGCGGTGCTGCTCTGGCTGCGCGACAATTCAAGCTTGCGTATTCTGACCGGATTTGACGACAAAGACGGTTGGCACTCGACGGTGTTGGGCAAGACCATGCTCTATGACACGTGCGCGGATGCGTTCCGCAACAAGGAAACAATGCTGCACAACTTTGCGACGTTCACGCAACTTTCAATGATCGAGGGGGCGACGCTGCGCGCGCCCGAAGGCGAGATGGATGACCGCGCGGACGCGTATGCGCTCGCGCTCGTGGCGCGTGTGCGCGCGGGCAGTCGCGCGAGCGCAGATTGGGTGTGATGCGATGAGCACATCGCGAATGCAAGGACGCCGGGTGTATCCGCGCGAGGATGGAAATTTGTATCTTGCCGAAGGCGATTACGGATTTCATCTGTTGTCGGGTTGGCAAGTGCGACCGCCAACGTGTCACGCAGGCGGCATCCCAAATCATCAAGTGACCGAGCATCTGGATGGAACGATTACTGTTTCGCCGTCAATCGTACTGCACGACTTTGACGAGGACGGCAATCCCAAGACCTGGCATGGCTTCCTTGAAGGCGGCGTCTGGCGTGAGGTCTGAGCAATGATGCCAAACGAACCAACCTACCAAGTCGCGCCGCCGCCGTTGGTGTATGCGGTGTGGATTCGCGGACATGGCTGGCTGAAAGAGAAGGACGACGACGCGCAAACCACCTTCGTAGCGTTCGCGCCCGAAGTCGCCGAAAGCGCGGCGCGGTTGTGGGGCAAAGACGCGCAGGTGTTACCGTTCGACCAATCGCTGCTCGATTTGGAAAGCAAGTTTCTCGCGCGCGAAAAAGCATTGGACGCGCGCAAAGGCATCAAGGGCATTTTGAATGGCATATTGGTCTGAGGTTTCGACACAATTGAATCGCGCGCAGCGGCAAGCGCAGTACGTGACGACAATTGCGGGCTCGTGGGCAGGCGGTCCGGTCAGCGACCCGGACCCGGCGCTGTATGCGAATCAAGCGCGTTTGATGCAACAGCTGTCGTGGGTCTATTCCGCGATTTCGCTTGTGTCGCAGTCTGCCGCGTCGCTCGCACAATTCCAAGTCATGCAGCTGCGCGCCGAAACCAAAAAGCCGATTGTCAATCATGAGTTTGAGCGACTCTTGCGCGCGCCGAACCGCTATCAGTTTGATTCCCAATTCGATTTTTTTGAGGCGCTGTTCGGCTTTTTGAAATTGAGCGGCAATTGCTATTTGTACATGAACGCGCTTTCGCCCAATCTGCCGCCTGCCGAGATTTACATTTTGCGTCCTGACCGCGTGATGGTCGTGCCCGACCGCCAAACGTTCGTGCGCGGCTATGTGTTCAACGTGGACGGCGCCGAACTCGCGTTCGAGCGGGATGAAATCGTGCACATCAAGACGTGGCATCCGCTCAACGATTGGTATGGTCTCACCGCGGTTGAGGCGCTTTCACTGGCTGCCGAGACCGACTTGAAAGAAGCCGGTTGGAATAAAAACTTTTTTGACAAGCAATTCGCCAAGCCGCAAGGCGCGCTCGCGTATGCGGACATGATTAACGATTCGGATTGGGACAAACTCAAAGGCGAGTCGAAAGAAGAGTACGGCGGCACGCAGCGGCGCTTGATGATGCTGCGCGGCGCGGGTAAAGGCGGCGTGCAGTGGCTGCAAATGGGCTTGTCGCAAAAGGACATGGAGTTCATCACCGGACGCCAGTTCAACAAAGAAGAAATTTATCAGGGGCTTGCGCCGGGTCTCCTGCAAATGCTGGACAAGAATTCGACGGAAGCGAACAGCATTGCAGGCGAAAAGGTCTTTCGTGAATACACGCTCTACCCGCTCCTAAAGCGCGTACAAGAAAAATTCACGGCGAAAATTTTGCCGCGCTATGGCGATGCGAGCGCCGACGGCAGTGGGCTCGTCGGCGAATTTGAAGAGATTCGCGCCCGTGACCGCGTGCTGGACATGCAGGAGCGCCAAGCATACGAGCGCGTGCATACCATTGCCGAAGTTCGCGCCAAGTACGACAACGACGGTCCGCTCGGCGACGACCGCGATGAGCTGCTTGTCGCGCAGGCGCAATCATTTAATCCCAATGCCAACGCGGGGTTGCAGATTTCGCCCATGAACGCAGGGCAGGGGACGGACGCGAATGCGGGGAACGACAACGGCAGCGCCATGCCGCCGAAAAATCCAAGTGTGCGCGATGCGGAGAACGCCGACCAAGCAGGCGACATGATGGACAAAAACGCGAGCAAAGCAGAAGCCAAAGCCGCGAATCAAAGCGGCGTGATGGTCGCGCTCGCACTCCCGACGGGTGCGGCGCTCACGCTGCACCAACTCGCGCAAGAGGTCTTTGGCGCAAACGCGGAGATTACACCAGCGCAGGAAATGCACATCACGCTCGCGTATTTCGGTGACGTGGCGCAACTGAATGTTTCGCACGAAACGCTGACTGCGTTGGTGCGCGCGTTCGCCGCCGAGCATTCGCCTATTAACGGGATGGTCAGCGGTGTTGGTTGTTTTGCGAATGTGGATGCGGACGGGCGCGCCGCAGTGTATGCGTCGTTTGATTCGCCGCTGTTGACTCGCTTGCAATCTGATTTGATGGAGTTGCTCGATGGCGCGGGCGTGTCTGTAGACAAGACGCACGGATTTACGCCACACATCACGCTGGCGTATGCCGACATTGAATTTGATTTAGCGCAGATGCAAATGCCGCAGGTGCAAATCACTTTTGACGCGGTGACACTCGCTTGGGCGGGGGAGTGGGACGCGTTCGCGCTCGGCGCGATTCCAATGTTACCGACAGGTGCAGCCAACGAATCGACCGACGAACAAGCCAACGAAACGCTGTTTGACCTCGCAGCATGGGAACGAAAAGCATTGAAACGGTTGCGCGAGCACGGCACGCTCGCCGACGCGCTGGAATTCAAATCCGATGCCATCGGCGCGGCATTACTGCATTCGATTCGCGGTGCGCTCGAAGCCCTTGTCCCGAGCGCAGATGAGGGAGCGACGAACGCATTAGAGGTCAAAGCGATTTTTCAAAACGCGCGAGAGTGGTCGTCCTACCCGTAGGACACAGGGTATCCGTGATTCGACATGGCAGATTTCGCAAATCGTTCCGACTGGGAAGCGCAGCTCGCACGCGCGCTGGCGCGTTTGCAGCAGCGCGAGTTGAAACTGTTGATGGATGCGCTCGGCGACCCACCCGACCTAAACAATTTGCATCCCGAATTTTGGAATGAATTTTCAACGACGATGCGCGGCGAATTGATTCCGGTGCTCGAAGGCATTTTTTTGGATTCGGCAGAGCAGCTGCTGGGCACGACGAGCATTGGCGTGGACTGGGCGCTTATCAACGAGCAAGCGGCGCGCTGGGCAGACGGTTACGCGTATGACCTGGTGCGCGGCATCACCGACAACACGCGCGCCGCATTGCAGCAAAAAGTCA